ATCGTTCCGCGCCCGCAACGTAGCTGAGCTTGAATTTGATTCCACGACAATCCATCAATGTACAACAACCGCATGATGATATTTTCTACAGGGTCGTCCAATGACTCAATCACTTGCACCAGCTCATCCCGTTCCCGATAGAGTTCTTGGATTTCCTGATACAGTTGTTCTGATTTGTCAATAATCAGCACGTTTAATTCCTCAGAGCGATTAGACGAGTTTTCTGACTTTGGCATATTATTAAACTGCTGTCCTCGCAAAATGCTCGATTTCAAGCTGATAATTTCCTGGTGCTTAGACTTCGCTTTGATATCGATGTACTGCAAAGCTTTTAATCGTTGCTTGATATTTATCGTCAATCTTTCACCTCCTCGACTTCAATACCCTCACAATCGAACACCCAGCCGAAGCCATTCGAAACTACTTCCTTTTTCGTGAGTTTATAGCACTTTTCTGAAAAAAAAGTACTTTTTGTAAAAAGGAGTACTACGGGAGAAAAATGTCCGTATTTATCTGCTAAATTTGCATTTTGATTGACAAGATATAAGTCCCTGTCGTTTCGGTTTAGAAGTTTAATTTCGTATTTTTTTTCCTTTTCTACTATGTAGCCGTCAAGCCATGCTCGAGCGAAGAGGTCTTGGTTATCTACAAATATAAACCATTTTTTTATTTCGGCATTTTCGTGAACCAGCTCCATTGCTTGGTATAAAGAATACCCTAGACCTCTGCAATGTTCTATCCAATCAGCCACGAACTGCGGAACTTTGACTTTGTCTGGTTCGTCTAGCTGTTCTAAGTCTTGTAAAAAGATTTGGCGCGCTAGCTCTGCTCCTTCAGTATTCCATACACCCTCAAGTTTTTTATACTTCTCAACCAATTCATTAAGCTTCATCTTCCAACTCCTTTATTCTTTTCTTCCA